TAACACTTCCTTAATGAATATTTCTCAATGAGTAGGAGTACACAAGCTTATTGGGAGCATAGATGTAAGCTAGCGTATACATCTATGTAGGGTAGGTAGGTTTCTAATGGCTAAGTCCTATCTACCCTTAATGAATTACTAGCATGGGGCTAGTACAAGAGCCTATGTACGAGATGACATAGGCTCACCAACACATAGGAGTAAAACTATGAGAGCAAGTGAACTGATAACTACTATCAAGGCATTGTTTCCGATAAAGAGAACATTGTGTATTGAGGGTAGTCCAGGTGGTGGTAAGACCACCATAGTGAGAGATGTTGCTAAAGAGTTGGGTGTTGGATACACAGAGCTACATCTACCGACCATGTTGGTAGAAGACTTTGGTGTACCATATCCTAAGGCTGACGGTAGCACACTAGAGTACAAGCTACCTGACTGGTTTCCAGCTAAGGGCAGAACAGATATACCTGATGAGGGTATCTTATGCTTTGATGATAGAAACCAAGCTAATGCTGAGATTCAAAAGGTCTTAGCTAACGTATGTCAAGCAAGGACATTGCATGGTGTTGACCTTAAAGATGGTTGGCATGTGATATCTACAGGCAACAGGCAGAAAGATAGAGCTGGTGCTAACAGGGTGCTATCACATCTTCGTAACCGTGAGACTGTAGTTGACCTTGAGACAACGCTTGATGACTGGATTAAGTGGGCTACTAGGAATGATGTATCACACATGGTGATGTCCTTTCTAAACTTTAGACCTGACCTGTTGCATGACTTTGACCCACAGAGGGAACAGAATCCTACACCACGGTCATGGGTTGATGGGGTGTCTGATATTCTAGGGGTTATACCCAATGAGATAGCAGAGCAACAAGCAATCATGGGTGCTATTGGTGAGGGTGCAGGTGCAGAGTTTGTTGCATACTTGAAGATATGCAAGTCTATACCTGATCCTGATAAAGTCATTGATAGTCCTAACACAGCACCAATACCTGAAGAGGCAAGTACATTGTATGCCTTATGTGGTGCTATCGCTGATAGGGCTGATAGGAATATAGACAATGTTATCAAGTATTGTCGCAGACTATCTAGTGATACCGTTGGTAAGGCAGAGTTTTCCATACTGACAATGAAGATTGCTGTGAACAAGTTCGGTACCAAGCTACAAGGTAAAGAGTTTGTCCAATGGTGCCAAGATAACAAAGAGTATCTGTACTAATGGGATATCGTAGCTCAGTCTTGTGTGCTGTTGGGTTTAGTTCTTTAGATAAACTTACTGAGTACATGACATTGCATAAGCTCAAAGACTATCCGTCTGATACTAGAGTGGCACTAGATGAGTTTATCAGTAAGGCTAAGATATTTACTACATCTGAAGAGGCAAGTGGTGATGGTGTTACAGGTACAGGGTGGCACAGTACTGCTGTTCACATAGCGTTTCATATGTTTGATGATGTCAAGTGGTATGAAAACTTTGAAGACATACAGTTTGTAATACGCTTTGTTTCAGGTGCGTGTGAGTTTGATGAGTCAGCAGTAGGTAGGATAGTGAGATGTGGTGAAGAAACAGATGATATTGAGCATACTGACTATAACAATGATGGTGGTGAAGACAATATTGATACGTTGCAGAGTTTGTTTTACCCAGTATCGCTAATAGAAATTGATATACCACATGATGAATTTAAAAAACTTAAAACAATAGGAGAGAAGTAATGGCAAAGTTAAATGAAAGTGCATTGCTAGTACAACTTAATGTATCACAGTGGACAGCTCGTAAGCTAGACAGGAAAGCTACTGACCAAGTAGCCCTTGCTAACAACACAGGCAACCATGCTGGTAGATACAACAAGTCGCTACTACCAATGAATGAATACCTAGACAATGTGAAGAAGAAAACCACATTGATTAGGCAAGAGTATTATGACAACACACTACCATGGGGTATTGATGGGACAATGATACTACCATCAGCTAACTATCTAAACTTCATGAGTAAGTTTAGGCAGTACAAGTCTGAATGGGATGAGCTAGTGGACAAGTTTATACTAGCGTATCCACAGTTGCAGTTGAATGCACAAAGGTATCTAGGGGATTTGTATAATGCCAATGATTACCCAAGTGTGAATGACATAAGCAGTAAGTTCAGTATGGAAATGACTGTGCTACCAGTACCATCTGATGACTTCAGAGTTGGTATTGATGAACAGGAACTTGCAGAGATACAGCAACAAGTTGAGGTAAGAGTACAACAGTCTACTCAAGTTGCTATGCAAGAGGCATGGAAGAGATTGTACGACAAGGTAAAGCACATGGCTGAGAAATTGTCGGACACTAAGGGTGTGTTTAGGGACACTATGATTGATAACATCAAAGACATATGTGATGTATTGAAAAGACTTAATGTAACTAATGACCAAAACTTAGAGGACATACGCCAACAAGTTGAGGACACACTAGCAAACAACAACCCTGAAAGTTTGCGATTAGACTTAGACTTAAGGCAACGTAAGTCAAGTGAGGCTAAGGATATCATGAACAAGATGGGTGCATTTATGGGAAACAAATGATGAATAAAGATAAACGGCTAAGTAAAGCTAAGTCACAACTGATACTCACCTATCCATTCATAGGTAGTATTGCTTTCGGTTTACCAGTTATATGGGATGAGAATGTACCGACAGCATGTACCAATGGTGAAGACATTAGATTCAACCCCAAGTGGGTAGATGAAATGGATGATGATGAGCTTAAGTTTGTACTAGCACATGAGTGTCTACACCCTATGTTTGAGCATTGCTTTCGCAGAGGTAAGAGAGACCCATACAAGTGGAACATGGCTGGTGATTATGTAATCAATCAGCTATTGATCGAAGATGGTGTAGGTAAAATGCCTAAGTGTGGTGGTCTGCATGACAGACAGCTACATGAGAAAGGTGGTGGTACTACTGAGGGTATCTACAATATCCTACCTGATGTGCCTAAAGAAGAACAAGGGCAAGGTGGTGAGGGTATGCCACTAGATGAGTGTGGTGATGGTGGTGTTAGCGAATCAGACAAAGCAAGGAAACAAGCTGAGTGGAAAGTTAAAGTATCACAATCAGCTCAGGCTACTAAGATGATGGGTAAGATGACAGCTGGTTTGGAAAGAATAGTTGGTGCTATGCTTAAACCTATTGTGGATTGGCGAGAAGTCTTACATAGATTTGTTGTCAAGGCTAGAACTGATGAGAGAACATATGCTAGAGCAAACAGAAGATTTCTACCACAAGGATTGTACTTGCCTAGTGTATCAGGTGAGGCAATGGGTGAGCTAGTGTTTGCTGTAGATTGCTCAGGCTCTATTGGTCAAGATGAACTAGACCAGTTTGCTAGTGAGATAACTACTGTATGGCAAGACCAATCACCAACAAGTGTACATGTAATCTACTTCGACAGTAGCGTGTGCCACTATGACAGATTCGACAAAGGAAGTGATGAGCCTATCATCAAGCCACATGGTGGTGGTGGTACAGCATTCAGTCCTGTGTTTGAGTACATGGATAAGAATGACATATGCCCTGTGGCGTGTGTGTTTCTTACAGACCTCTATTGTAATGACTTCGGTACAGAGCCAGCGTGTCCTGTATTGTGGGTGTCAACAGCTAGAGAGAAACAAGATGTGCCTTTTGGCGAGGTAGTCAAAATGCATGATGAAAGATAACTATAACCAAGGAGTAAATTATGGCAACAGTTAGACTAAGTGAGAGTCTTAAATCAGAAATTCTTAAAAACGCTAGAGATGTGTATGCTAAGAGGATAAGAAAACTAAAAGAAGATAACCCTAGACCTGAGAGTTGGGGACAGAGAATCTATGACACTCTTGTACCACAAGAGCTGAAGAATAAACTAAATCAAGTACCATCAGACTGGTTTCAAAATACAGTAGGTGTATCTATGGAGGGTTGGCAATCAAGAGATAGTTCAGAAGTAAATCAGGCTATAGTAGATAGTCTAACAGTAACACGAGAAGAGCAACTTGGTGATTACTCATATGATGTAGAAGACAATGATTATTTCTACAATCATTTGAAGTGGGATATAGCCAGTCAAGTCAGACCTGCTAAAGGAGAAAACTCAGGGCTCATAGGTGGTGGATATGATTACAAGATAGACATAGATGACAGTAAGTTTGCTTGGCTACGCAAAGAGTATGCTGAGTGGGTAAAGCCTTTCAAAGAACTACTCAATGAGAGAAAAGTGTACATGGATAATGTCAGAGCATTGCTAGAATCACACAAGACACTAGCACCAATGCTTAAGAAGTGGGATGGCTTATGGGAACTTGTACCTGAAACTACTAAGACAAGACACAAAGAAGTGTATGAAAGACCTACACCTGAACAGCTAGATGATAAGACTAAAGACATAGACTTTGATTCTCTGACAGCAACAACAACAATTAACAAACTAATGGAGTAAGCAATGAGTATATTTGGAAGTACATATTTTGATGATGATAAGAAAATAATGAGCACTAACTTTAAGAATGCTAATGATTATTACACTAACAATGAATGTAAGTATCCCAGTATGGACTGGAACAGTCTAAATGGGATCTTAGATACATGTAGAAACAGACAAAAAGGTAAGCCTATTAGTTCATGGGGTAGACTCAAAGAAGATGACAATGGAGATATATATCTAGCACTATCGTATTATGGTGAAAGTGAGTATCGAGCATGGAGTGTATCTAAAAATAACATAGTTACATTTCACCAAGAGTCTAGTAGAACAGGTGGTCAAACACTTGTAAGCTCTATGCCTAGATTCTTTCCTGTATCTTTTCACAGGCAAGGAACGAGAGACTATAGAGTTTACTTTGGTTGGGATTTATACACACATAAGAAACAGCTAGCAATACATAAGATAAATGTTGAGGGTAGAGATACAGACAATTGGGATTTGGAGGCTCATATGGGTAAATCTTTCTATGGAAAAGCCCCTTATGTGTACAAAGGATTGCAGTACGACTTAAACACAAACGAGTTTATCAATGCTAAACCTATGAGCAAGTCCGAAGAGTACCCTGAGAAACGAAAAGAATGGAGAGCCATGCTGACTAATCACAAACGAGTACTCAAATCTATGATAAGTATTGGTATGCTAGATAAACTTATGAGTGAAATAGATGATGAGAAAATGTCAGAACTTACTAAGGTTTTCAACTGGTATGGAATACCTTGGAACAGGAAAGATATAGTCAAGTACGTGACAACATGTATGGCTAAAGATGATATACCTGAGGAGTTACTAGGCATGTATGCATTTCACTTCGCTGTTTCACACAACTGGCGTAGGCGAGCAGTGAATCCCAATACCGTAGATGGTTTCTTTCAAGACTATGGATTTGCATTTAAACAATACCTAGGAGTATTTAAAACCCTTGGGTATAAGCACAGTAGCCCAACAAGAGTTCATCTAAATTCGGATATAAGAGAGAAAGACCATACACTAGATGAAATATTAAACCTATTTAAAACAAAGGAGAAAGACAATGAGTAGTGAAAAAGATGTGGACAAAGTAAACATAGCAGTGTGTGATTGTACTAATGGAGAGGTAACTCTCTATTGGAAAGTACAGTTGATACTAGGTACAGAAGAAGATTGGGTAAGTGAAAGGCACAACATAAGTAACTGTTCGTGGGCTACATTTACATCAGTTAGGGAGGTAATACTATGACAGCGTATAACATGATAGCAGAAGAGGATATGTGCAAATCAAACATACTTCAAATCGCTATCAGAAGAAGAGTACTGATAGACACAGTTAAAGTAATCTTAACAGATAGCATATCAAAAGGTGAAAGCATAGAGCCTAATCGTTTGTATGAAACAATAATAAAAATGGAGAAGAAAGTATGAGTGTAGAGAGTGAAGAGCTAAACAAAATAGGAACTATGATATTAGATGAGTGGACAACAAGTGAGTTTATAAGTGCTATAGATGATTATGGTATCGACTTAGACATAAGAGGTAGCCATATAGAACAGCTATGTATGGCAATAAAAAAGGAGAGAGATAATGAGTAGTATGACAGGTGAATGGTGTTGCACAGAATGTGGCTCATACAATGCGTACCAAGAAACATTTAGTGATGATGAGGTAGGACACATTATGGGCTGTGATGATTGTGGTTACTATGATGTATACAGAGAGAACGCAGATACAGGGGATATAATAGAAGAGTATCAAGGGCATGGACATGACTATGCCAAAGAAGATAAGGAGAAAGACAAATGACAATAGTAGTATGGGATGGGCAGACATTAGCTACTGATAGACAAGCTAACGATGGCTCACAGAAATGGGAAACAGATAAAGCATGGTATGTGGTTAAAGATAACAAACCATATATAGTATCAGGCGTTGGTGTACTTCAAGATATAATTCTTTTACGAGAATGGTTTACTGATGGGGCTAAGAAAGATGAGTTCCCTATATCGTCTCGATCTAATCGAATGTCGTACACAGCACAACTTGTTGTTGTGAGTAAGAACGAGGGGCTGATGCTGTATGAGGGTACACCACACCCAGTAGTCCATGGGTTTACACCATGTGCATTCGGAGATGGTAAAGACTTTTCATTAGGTGCATTATCAATGGGTGCTACATCTACTGAGGCAGTAGGAATAGCTAATGAACATTCTTTACATTGTGGTAAAGGTATTACAGAATTAACTTTGAATGAAAGCAAAGCACATTAGGGGGTAATCAATGGCTAAATACAAAAAAACAGGTTGGGTTAAGGTTAAAGATAAACTTTCTTGTTCGGCAGATGAACTACTAGAAAGTATTATGGAGGCTACAGCTGATATGGGTGTAGTAATATATAACGATGAAGATACAGCAGAAGAAGATGGTGTAGATTTACATATAGTAATAGAAAGAGAGGAGTAAATGATAGTTAAAAGCAATGACAAGGTAGAGAAACCTGAACACTATGCAAGGTATAAGATAGAGCCAATAACATTTATTGTTGAGAACGATATACCATATTGCGAATCAAACGTAATCAAGTATGTCTGTAGGTGGCAACACAAACACCCAACTAAACAAGGACAGATAGAGGACTTGAGGAAAGCTAAACAATACTTAGACATATTAATTAACAAAGCAGAGAGAGGATAAAATGAGTACAACAATATATTTAACTAATGGTTTCGCTGAGTGGATGTTAGACGACTTTTCAAAAGAATCAATATTAGACGTTTGTATGGACGGAAAATATAGTCCGAGAGACTACGCTTTAGATTGTCAAGGCGATTGGATTCCGACTCAATACATAGATAATTGGGAAGAAATAAAGTCTGTTCTTAATAAGATAGACGTTAAGTCTTTTATAAAGGAATATGAAGACTCTAAACTTTCTAATCGTTGGTGGGACAAGATGAAAGAGGGACAGTTAATCGGAGACTTTATGGAAGAAGACGGAGAGTTTCAAAACTGGGACGAAATCGGTGGGTTTGAATTTACAAAAGAGTACAAAAAAGATTAGAGGTAGCATGGATATAGTAACCATAGATTTTGAAACCTATTATGATAGGGACTACTCTCTATCTAAAATGACAACTGAATCTTATATAAGAGACAAAAGGTTTCAGGTCATAGGCGTAGCAGTCAAAGTAAACAACAACAAAACTGAATGGTATAGTGGAGATGATGTCGGTAGTTTTCTCGACTCACTCATGCTATCAGACAAGTATCTACTAGCACACCATTCGGCTTTCGATGGTGCCATACTATCGTGGCACTATAATATAAAGCCTAAGTTTTGGTTTGACACTATGTCTATGGCTAGACCCAAGCACAGTATGACAATAGGTTGTTCATTGAATGCACTGTCATCTTGTTACAAGATAGGACAGAAAGGAACTGAAGTACTTAATGCACTAGGTAAAAGGTTGGAAGACTTTACTTCGGAGGAACTGAAGTCTTATGCTGGCTACTGTATTAACGATGTTGAGCTTACATATAAACTGTTTAAGGTTTTAGCTAAAGGGTTTCCACAATCAGAGCTCAAGGTTATAGACCAAACAATTAGAATGTATACTGAGCCTGAGCTTGAGATAGATGAGGCACTACTCACGGATCACCTATCGACGATAACAACAAACAAACAGAAACTTGTTGACACGTTAACGACTAAGACTTCTGGATCGCAGGTCAAAAAGGTTTTGATGTCTAATAATATGTTCGCCGAAATTTTGAAAAAAGTTGGGGTCGCACCACCGACGAAAGTATCTATAAGAACAGGCGAGAAAACTTTTGCCTTCGCCAAGACCGACAAACAATTTACATCTTTGATGGAACACCCTAAGCCAATCGTACAACAACTCGTATCAGCAAGGCTAGGTGTTAAGTCAACTATAGAAGAGACAAGGACAGAGAACTTAATTAATGTAAAGCAAAGAGGTAAGTTACCTATCATGCTTAATTATTATGGAGCACACACAGGTAGGTTTAGTGGTGGAGATAAACTTAACTTACAGAACTTGCCTAGGAATGGAGTCATACGCAAAGCATTGACAGTACCACAGGATAAAATGTTAATAGCATGCGACTCATCACAGATTGAGGCACGCATGGTTGCATATATAAGTGGGCAAAAAGATTTGGTCGAGGCTTTCAGACAAGGTAGAGATGTATATAGCGAGTTTGCCAGTGAAGTATATGGTAGAAAAGTAACTAAGAAAGACAAGCTTGAGAGGTTTGTAGGTAAGACATGCATACTAGGACTAGGTTATGGTATGGGTGCAGAGAAGTTTAGAAATACCTTAGCTCTAGGGCAAGGTGGTATGTCAGTAGACATTGACATCAATGAGGCACAAAGAATTGTTAACTTATATAGACAGAAAAACCACAGGATAGTTTCCTTTTGGGGTGTATGTGACTATGCACT